TTACTTGCCTGCTGCCGCTAATATTGCAATGCTCCACATAATCAGAGTAAACGATATTGTAAGCCAAAAAGTATTGACTGTAGTTTTTTCTTCGTGTTTTACCTTTTTCAATATAGAAACCAAATTTAAACAAAATATAACACACAAGATAGGCATTAAAAACCCTCCTATGAGTAGAGAGGCAGTAATCATATATTTTCACTCCTTTGTAGTTGTTTATCATTGTTCAACTAAGCTGCCCATTTAGATCAATAAGAAAAAAGGAGTTACTCCTTCTTGAAGTAAAGCACCCGTTAGCTAAAATTATCTTTATATCTAAATAGTAGCCAAGTAGAAATAATACCAATAGAAACCACAAGAATATCATAAACTAATTGCCCGACCTCAAGTGTGTCTAAATTATTCATTATGGCATTAGGAATTATAAGCAATAACAAACTCCCCAAAGAAATCCAATGTAAATTAACCCATATTTTTCTAAACATTTTTCCACTCCTTAAAAGAACACTCACCAATTTTAATTGAGTGGTTTTATTATGACAACGCTTTGTTTCCTTGTTAAACTAAACTGCTGCGTTAGTTTAAGTGTAACATTTCACAAACAATATCACCTTACGAAAAAACACTTACCACTCCAACCAATTTTCTAAATACACAGGCTTGCTCTCAATAAATTTCCAATCAGAAGGTTTCTCGTTCAACCAATCATAGAAAGGCACAGATTTACATATATGAGGTTCTTCTTCCACAATTGAAGTATTGTACTTTGTATTGTTAGAACGCTCTATAGCCTTATTATACGCCCCTACAAATACACTTCTTATTGTCTTAGAAATTGTGAGTGTTCCTTCTGCAATATCATTAGCTAGGTTAACCATTACATTCTTAGCCTTATGGAAGGCTTGTGCGCTGTTTATTTCGCTAGCTAATACCAATTTATGCAATTCATCTTTGAAGCTATCTACAAGCGGTAAACTGTGCATGAAATCGAATAGAATCATTTGGTAATCATTCATGTATTCTTTAATTGCCTCTTTTTCAGCAAGAGCGTTATTATATATTTCTTGTAAAGTGCTTGTTTTAAAAGATTTTAAAAGATTAAAAGAATCTAATGATTGGTTTTCAGATTGTGGAGGACAAACCGCATCGTTACTGGTTTTATCGTCTACCGCTCGTTCGGACATTTCCGTTGGGACATCGTAAGGTAAAATTTTATATATGCTTGCTCCTTTAATTCCGTTTAGCTTAGTTTGAGCTACCTTTTCAATAATTCCTAACTCTACTAATCTCTTAATTGAACGATAAACAGTCTTAGTTGACACCTCTACTGCATCTGCAATTGTAGAAGCTTTCAAGTGTGATGATCCTGGGTACATTAACGAACGTGAAGCAATTGTAAAAACGATGGCACGCTCTGATTCCGTTAAATTAAAATAGTGTTGCTGGATATGTTGCTCTACATGGTTGTCCATTTCCTCCACACTTTCAAATGTAGAGTATTGTTTCAGATACTCAAATGCCATCGTTCTCACCTCGCTTCCTCTATCAGTATTCTCTAATCTACTGCATTATCCTTAATCCATTGTTCGTTTGCCCATACCTTTGAATGGCATCCTACACACTCGTAGATGTACTCATTTGTTTTCTCATCATATTCTCCAGTGAACCTCGCTAAAGTTTTAACATGATCCGTTGGATGGCAGCTTGGGCATATTTCAGTGATGTATGCTGATGGTCTATTCATTTTATATAACTCTCCACTCTTATTAGTAATTAAATTATTAATAAAGTAACTTAATTACGTTTATAATAACATTAAGTTTTTAGTAACGCAATTACTAATTGCGTAATTTTATTCTATAATTTATAATTAAATTTATAAGATTGAAATGAAAGAAGGTGGAAGGATTTGTATTTGAAGTCAAGGTTGAAGATTTTGCTCGCTGAAAGAGATATGAACCAGAAGGATTTGGCAGATAAAACAGGGCTTACAACTAGACTCATTAGCGAAATCGCTAATAATAAAGTCAAGATGTATCCGAAAGAAGCTTTAGAAAAAATAATGGTTGCACTCGAAATTAAGGATTTAAGTGAGCTATTAAAAAGTGTGAAAGATGAGGAAACAGATAACTGATTATAGTTGTCTGTTTTTTATTATGTACATTTACCTACTTTACCAATAATATGGTAAACAAGGGAGATGATAAGTTTGGAGAAAAAAGGTTTGTCGGATCAACAGAAAAAAGGTTGCTTCGGATGTTTTGGTATTTTAGCGGTCATTATAATTGCGGTTGCTGTTATTACGACGATTGCTATTCCAAGTAATGATGTAAAAGCCGATAAAACATTTGACTTTACAGCTAAAGAATTCGAAACACGTGTTACACAAGCGGTCAAGAAAACCAATAGTAGTTTTTTAGACATATATGAATCAAAGGATATTAAGAATGGTCGCCAAATACAAATATCTGACTATATGCTCTTATCAGCAAAAGAAAGTGAAGATGAAAACAATGTTTCATTGGTAAAATTAGCGGCTCATTCTGACTCTCTTATTTGGCAACAGAAGGAGTTACAGAATGCATTTTATTTAGTACTATCGACAGTGGATGAATCTTTAAGCGTTAGCCAAAAATACGCTGTTTTAGAAGAACTAGGATTATCTAAGATATCTAATGACCTTCAAGATCATGAAGGTCAATATACTATTAATGAAGTACAGTATTATTACAAAGGCGATATTGAAGCTGGAGCAATGTATCTTCAGGCAACTCCTAAATAAAAAAAACCACCTTCCGTCACTGGTTGGTGGTTTTTATATCCTTTAATGCAATAAATAGTAATTCCTCGCATTTATCCTTTATCTCTGTGTTTAAAATTTCCGAGAATCTTCTAGACCTCTTGGGTGGAAAACATATATATTAGAATCACCGCTGGGCTCCCTCTTAAAATTTTTCAAATTGTTCCGAAGTAAATACAATTCGAATGTTTTTAAACTTTATTCACCTATGTTATATTATTCTACTTTGATACGTTATTTCATTGCTTATCCTTATCCCTGTTTTTCATTCTCTTTTTTAACTAGGGATGAACCTAGTTCATAAAGTTCATCTAACGGAATTCCTCTCGTTTTAGCGATATCTTCAATTAGTTTAATTTCAAAATGCATAGCATCCGATAAAATACCTTTATCTATATTTAAACTTATAAAATAATAAAAACCTGCCAACATTTCTAATGGCAATTCATCATAAAGAGATCTTTTTATCGGCAATTCCATACCCCCTTTTTAATTTTTATTAAATTTTTATTATTTTACTATATTTCTACATTATTTTATTTAATCCTTCTTTTTCAAAAAAATAGCCTCACTCAAAGGAGTAAGGCTTTAAAATTATTTACTATTTAATATCGCTAACATCGCTTTAGGAGGCGTTTCATACTTAATATGATTAGGCATTTTAGTTACCCACATTCCACTACCTACGTTATATTGACCTCCATAATCTTCACGGTATCCATATACTCGATATTCTTCACCTGGATTCAATACACGTTCCTCTTCTAACTTATTAGACGTATGGGGAGAGTCCTTCCACAGATTAATAGGTTTCAGGATTGTCAGCTTTCCGATTTGACCTTTTTTAAGTTCTGTCTTGCCCCACATAATTTTATCAGTGTTGGAAACGCCACTAACAGCTTTTTTAGGTACTTGTAGCTCCTTCAATCTACTTCTTACTTTGTTCATACTAATACCTGGACATACCGTTTTAGTACCACTAAACTCATTATGACCTAACACGTCATCGACGCTTAAACCAAAATTCTTCAAAGCTAATAGACAACGTTCTTCAAATGCTTTTTCCTGTGCTTCAGTGAAATTGCCATTACCGACTAAACAAATATTATAAATATCCGTATTATGCCCACCTACGCCATTAGTGGGATAGATTGGGTCATAACAAAGTTGTACGGTGCCATCACGTAAAATGATTTCATGATAACCACCTTTAGTCCAACCTAACCCTTTCCACCGATTATTCCAAAAAGCAAAGTAGTCACCACTCGATGTCGCTGAATGATGACGTGCTATTTTTTTGATTCGATTGATGCTTCTTCTAGTTTTAGACGGTGCAACCTTTTGACGAATATCCTGTATTTTAGCCATTTTTATTTCACCTCATCACGTGGTTTATTGTAAAACATAGCTTGCTTACTGTCTGATACACCTTCTGTAGTAGGGTCTGAAACAATACCAAGTAACAATAGAATTGCTAGTACTGTGTTAAACAAATCTGTCGCTTGCTCATTGTAAATGGTTGTATCAAGTCCAAAAAAAGATGCTACCTGCTGGGCAAGTAACATCACTAATGCAAATAGAGATATTAAAAATGGTTTGTGTTTAAAACGTACTGTCCAATTGATTTTCATAATTTTTCTTCCTCCTTGTTGTTGGTCTCTTTTATTAGTAATTCTTGTTGTAACACTTCGTTTTCTTTCAACAGCTGTACTTTGTCCATCCTTTCCATTGCGGGGTGCCTAAGTATGCTCTGTTCCTTTCCTACTGGATCCTTGTGGAGTTTTTCCAAAACGTTATACAAAACTGGCGGAATAGGTAATCCGAGTTGGGCGCAATTTTCTAATATGGATATTCCTTCGTTTACAATGAAAAAGCTTGTGACCGCTAGAATCACTAAACCCTTACCGTCTTGTCCAGCAGATAAGGCTATATATTCTACCGCGCCAGCCATTCCTATTAATACAAAAATAGCTACCTTCTTGATAATCCCTGCCATCCCAACCGTACTGTTCCAACTCTTTGTTAAAAATGACCTTAATACACCAGTTACCATATCTAACAACATGAAAAAAACGAGTACTACAATGGCCTCGTTTACTATATGGAGCATATACATTCCAAAACTAGCGATTAATGCGCCTATAGATTTAAATCCTGTTATCTGCAATCTCGTCACCTACACTCTCTCCCTCCATCATTCTCAAACCCCCTTCGAGTAATATGGATAAAATAAAAGAACGCCCAATGTGGACGTTCTCAATTAATTATTATTTCTATACGACGCTATAGGTTCCTAATACACAATAATAAATAGTTAGATTTCTATAGTTTGTAAGCTTTTTAAATGCTCTCTTATTTCTTTTTGAAGAGAACTTTGTAGAATGTCTATCTTTTCATGAAATTTTGTATATACTTCCTTACGTTCTTCAGAATCCATTTTTGTATCTCTTGCCAAGGCATAAGTAACACTATATTTTACTTCGAAATTATACGTGTTAAATAACGACCCCTGCCTATTGCAAATATTTCTTAATTCTATAAAACCCAGATAAAGCTTTTCCTCATAGAAGGGTGAATATTTGGTAATTGTATTAGAAAATTCATTAAAATCATTAACAAACCTATCATATTTTTTCATATTGAACTCTTCCAATTCTTTTTCATCGGTAGGAGTACTCCCGAATTTTGGATATAAGTTCTTAGTACTAATAACACAGTTAGCTAATTTCTCCCATATTTCAAGATAAATTAAAAATTCTTTATCATACTGAAGTTTGGTAACGTGCACAGATTTATCAATTATCGAATTAACTACTGTAATTTCTTTATTCAATCTACTTTTAAAATCTTCTATTTCAATTGCATGATCTCTTTTTTCATTCTCCAATATCCTACTCGCCCATACTTTACCTAACCAACTTGAAAGACCTAATAAAATAACCCCACTTCCACCAACACTCGCAATTATTGCCCCTGCAACCTGGAATACTTCCCCCAATAGTTTCACCCTCACCCTATCAATGTTTAAGGTAATTATACACGTCTCTGGATTGAACTTGGTAATGTATTTTATTTGGATAGTATGATATCCAATAAAAATAACGCTAGCTTACGCTGCGTTTACTCCAAGATAAAATCGTATGTGATTTTCATTGTTTGATTTGGATTTTTGGTAATTGGTGTGTCTAATAACGATCTCGATGCTATTTGTGCTTTAGGAATTATATATACTGGATACTGATAATTAGATTGCACAAAAAACTTATCATCAATAAATCCAACAATCTTTCCAGAACCACTAATATCAAAATCTGTAGTTTCGTCGGTTTCGGATAATATCCTATTATTAATCAATATTGTTCCAGATACATTAAAAAGTCGTAATAGAGTGTAACTATTTGTAAAACCATTTAAAACTTTTGCTGATAGCTCAGTAAAGGATTTATCATATCTTCTGACTGTAACAACTGCAGAAGACGAGTTATTGGAAGATCTCGCTACAATAAATTGTTCATTCATTTCGTCATAGCAAATACCTCCAGCAGTTGTATATCCCGTTACCATTATTTCATTTGTCGACAAATCATTGATAGGCATTCGATATACAGCTTGAGAAGTGGAAGTTGTCGTAAGATAGATATAATTTCCCACAATTTCGAAATCATAAGTATTGATATATGGAAGAGTCACAGATTGAAGCGTACTATATTGACTGTCAAGGACATCAAATGTTTTCAAGTCACTACGTAATACGTATATCTTATCACCATATTTTTTCATGCTTGAAATCCCTGCAGTATTAGTACCATAGGAAATCGGTAATTTTTCGTACGGTAAATTTATAGAATTGAAGTCTTCATTAAAAACTGGCCCTCTATGTGAAAAATAAATAGATTCAAAAGTCCCATTAGCACAATGGGTAGGAAAATCAAATACCATTCGTACATTTTTAACTCCTGTAAAACTTTCTATTTCGTTGTATACTCCTTGCTTAATATCACTCCCACTGTAAATTACATTAGATAATGCATAACCGATTTCTTTACCTTTAATTGCCCATTCATTTTGAGCATCTTCAGGATGGGAAGCATCAGTTAAGTGTATCGCTCTAAAAGGGTCATTGATTTTATCGTATAATTTAATTCCTCCGCTTTTTCGAGTTTGTGTAAATAAACTTTTCATTGCAAATTTAAATAAATGGTCAAGTACACCTTGAGAAATGAAGTTGTGAGTATCGACTTCTTTGACTCTCTCTTTTGCTGCATCATCAAATAATTCAACCTTAATTTTTCCTTGTGGCTGAAATTTCGGGTACGTTACTTGTTCAATCATGCTACTACCTCCAGTTTAATTGCTATATCTTCAGTAACTTTTATTGGTGAATAGCTTACAAATTCCTCCATGCTAGGGCCAATAGGTACACCAGCATTACACGTACTACCGCCACCTTCAATTGCCATGATTCCAGTTCTTAATTCTTGGAATGAAGCTAATTCGCCAGCCTTATTCACACTTGCACCTTTCGAAACGATAGCAGTCTCTAGCAGACTTTTTCCACTAGAGACTTGCGTAAAAACCTTTTCTAACTCTTTCTCCAATCCGTTTATATCTGATATTTCATGTTCATGTTTGGATGGCTTAAACTCAGAAGGCTTATCTTGAACAATATTCCAGGAGACTGGACCGCCATCACCTCCTCCACTAAACCCTTGTCCTGTATCAACCACCCATTTATGGTTTACGCTATCCCACAATTGAGGAATCGGACTTCCTAATTTGTCACGCAATAATTTTGTTCTGCTAAAGTCTACATCACCTCTTGTTACAGTTGAGCCATCCACTGTCTTTACTGCATAGTCCCCTAAATCTTCACTGTAAAATTGAGGAACTGGACTTCCCTTCACGTCTCTAATTAACTTTTCACCCGTCATGTGATTACTCCTCTTCTATTTTTAATTTTTAATCATTCTTCGGAATAGCGGAAAAGCTGTGCATTGTGTACTTTGAGACGACCTGAAATATGGATATGATTTACCCTCGTCAATCCTCCAAACATTTTCGAAATCCCATCCGACATAGTTTTCTTTAGTCATCATTTGTTTAGTTGTTCGCGCTCCATCAACAGTATCAGCCGTTACTCTCTCCCAGTACCTTGACCAGTTTGCTCCAGATATAGGTTGAGCTAAATAATTTGGATTAAAAGGTGGTCCATAATCGTAATTAACACCATCCTGATTATTTATTTTCTTGTATAAATGTCCGTCGGTGCCCCTTATAAATATGGAGTTGGCATAATAATCAACACCAGCTTTCCACTCTTGCTTACTAACTCCGCTCGTAATATCTACGTACAGAGATTCGAGAGTACCAGAACCTACACTATATACAAGAGGAAACAGATCTGAAGATAAATACTCCACGCTTTTCATTACAATAGAAGCGTAACAATTTGTTATTGTACCTCCATTTTGAGAGTAGGCTAATCCACCCAACCATGAGGAAGATCCATCTCCATATATTTCTCCTGTGGCGTAGCAATCTAAAATATCACCAGAAGTGTAAGCAGTAAGACCTCCAGCGTGGTGTCCTTCTACAACAACATTTTCAGCTGAACATCTACTTAATTTACTTCCATTCCCTAATGAATAGGTTAAGCCTCCTACATCACCATCAGGTACACTTACTAATCCCTCAACTGAACAATCCGAAACAACTGAGTTTTCTATTGAGCCTACTAAAATTCCAGCCCTTTGACCGCCACTTCCTCTTACATTTGCTTTTCTTAACTTCACTCTTTTCAGTGATGAATTATTACATAATCCAAACAGTCCGATATAAGGGGCAAATGAAGAATCTGTGTTATCGATGGTTAAATTCTCAATTACAAAATTATTACCATCGTACACTCCCATGAAAGGGGGCCCATTAGCTACATTTCCTATTGGATTCCAACTAGGTATATGACTCAAGTCGATATTCGCTTTTTGTCTATAGTGTTGGGTAGGATTCTCAGCATTCTTTATACTTACTAAATCCTGGGCATCTTCCACGAGATAAGGGTTTCTCTCTGTTCCATTTCCACCACCAAACAATCCCTTGGCCATTTACACCACCTCTTTCGCGGAATTGAAACAAACAACCTGTACACTTACTTCCGCGTTTGGTTTAGCATCACTCCAAGTACCTATAATCTTTACGGCTTTAAACGTACCACCGCTTGATATAGGGGAAGCAACAAGGGTAACTGTTCCTCGAATAGCTTCATTGCCGATTAATCCAGTTGAAATGGATTTCACAGCATCATAACCATCAGTATTTTCAAAGGTGTATGTCATTTGTTCAGCTAATGGACACGTTCCAAATTCCATGAAATACTCTTCCATCGCACCAGTATCCGGATAAAGTTCAGAACCAATGGAAACCCCTATTAAAAAGCTCTGTTTTACTTTCGTTTCAGGATGCATCACTGCTATTTTTATGGATCCTCTTTCGGTTAATGGAAATTCTCTTTTTATAACGACTTGTCCATTTTTATCGAAATGTGAACTGCCACGAGTGTACACAATGACACCTTCCGCATTGTAGATGGATACGGCTTTTACATAATCTTTATATGCCTCCTTCACTTTGATTGTTATGCTGTTTACTTTTTCATAAATAGACAGCTCTGCGCCTTCTCCGCCATTTGTAATATTTAAACCGTCTAAATATATACATTCTTCTGTTCCAACTAATAGGGAATCCAACCAATAATCCTCATAAGAATCTGCCGATTTGTCCTCCACATTCACAAAGTACTTACGTTTTTCGCCTGTATGTTCGTCGGTTATCACTATCTCTACAGCGCCTGATGTACCTCTGGGAAAATCACCATCGATTATAAGTCTTCCGTTCAAGTCGAATGCGTGTTCATTGTAATTTGCGTATTGATTGTTGGAAGAATCAAATAGATTTAGGGATATTGTATCGCCAATGTGTTCTTGTTTGACTTGAATGGTTACCACTGGTGCTTTTTCGTCTATCTCTACTACCGCGCCACCAGCCTCTAAATCGTCTAAATAGAGGACATTTGTACTTCCGATGGAAAATACCTCTAACCATGTTTCGTTAGTTTTTAAAACATCCTCTGCTTCATCTTTAAGGTACTCCGTGAAGTCTCTGATGTATTGCCCTACCGTTACAGTGGGAAGTTGCCTTTTAAAAGGATTGTATTCGATGGCGATAATTCGTTCACTGGTATTGATACCTAGAACATTGTCAATGATTCCAATAGTGTCACCGATTCCAGCACTGGAGAAGTCTAACTCATAGCCATTAATACGAGATAAATCCACAAGATCTAATTCGTATGCGGTTGTACCTTCCACAAAATCAACTTCCTCTGTGACACCTAACAGATTCACTCCTAACTCTATATTCAAGCCTTTATTGGAACCACGTTGAGATAGAAGGTTAACTGTGAAATTATCGAAATGCATCTCCCCACCAAATAGATTAGCAACATTAAATAACTGTTGACGCTTATCCATTTGCTTTGTTCTGTAATAGGCATAATTGGTATCAATGCAACTACCCAACGTGAATCGGGTACCACTTAAAATCGAATTAATCATGCCTTGTGCTGTTGATTCTATTTCCCAATCATTCTCATAGTCACCATCTATAATTAACTCGTACGATACATGTTCGCATTGGACCGATAGTGATATACTGTCACTACGACTTTTAGTGAGCTTTTTAATTTGATAATACTGTTCGTTTACTTTCACGAGCACATTAGCATTCAAATCTGATTTAGCTTCGTAATGTGCTTCAAAGTTCAAAGAATACTCTCCATTGATTTCTTCTTTTATCTTTGGTTCATTAATCACTTCCACAAATCTGATATGACTAAGTGTCTGTTTATTTACTAACTCAACTTGGTGGCTCATACACTCACCTCGTATGGATTACAACGAAATACAACAGTAAACTCTCCATATTGGGAAATCTGTTCAACATCGACTTGGCTTGTGACAATCCCCTTATACGTATAGTTAGGATCATCATCAAATACGAGCGGTTTCTTTTCAAGTGTCGAAAGCCATTTTGCGATTTGTCTGCAATGATTGTGGAAGGACTGTCCGTTTGGCTCTAATAAAAAATCGACTTCCAAGTTGATATCCTTGAAAGTCGCTTTATCTGTATTAGTAATTACGATAGCACCATTCCGTCCTGGAACTTCTACAAATGTTATATCTGGCTCAGCCATCAGAGGGCGACGAGTATCAGACACATCTAACCCTACAGTGCTACAATGTTTACCGTTGAATGTTAAGCCCATTATCTTCGCCCTCCTCTTTCTCTTACTTTTGTGTAATCGCCTAATTCTCTAGCTACCTTTTTAATATCTGCTTCTTCTCGCACATGGAATACAGCACCATCTAGCATTTTTTCGAAATTGTAGACTGTTTGTTGTCCACTGATATCTTTTCCGGTCGCTGCATAAATAGCATTACCAATAGCTCCCAACACTCGTTCATTAAGTGGTAAAACTGCTTCTGGACCTGCTTCACCACCTACAAATGCCGTATTTCCACTACCTCCGAATAAAGTCGGACTTGTCATGACGCCACCCTTCGCAAACCACTCAATGTCAATCTCCGGGAAGCCTTCACTGAACCACTTCATCGGGTTTAAGCTACCTTTTTTAATTTTAAATTTAGGCATCTTTAATTCTGGCCATTTAAAATTGAAATGGAAGAACGATTTGATTTTATCGATTGCATTCTTAATTGCATCTCGTGCTTTTTCAATCGGTCTGGTGATACCGTCTTTCAGTTTACCGAAGATTTCCACCGCTCTGTCTTTTAAACTAGTAATTTTGCCCACTGTATTGGTAAAAATGCTTTGAAAAATACTTTTGGTGGTTTCTCGTACTCTACCAAAAATTTCGGAAGTCTTAGTTTTAATGGCATCCCAATTTTTGATTACTAAAGCAACTAATAATCCTATCGGACCAGTTAGAACTGCAAGCAAAGTTGGACCCCATTGTTTTAGGAAATTTACTATACCATCCACAGACTTTTTGAAAATATCTACGATGCCCTTCCACAGGTTTGCAAAGAATTCAGAGATAGAATCCCAATGTTTGATGATTAGAGGTACAGCAATGGTGAGAGCAGTAATGATCCATCCGACAGGTCCAGTCAATGCACCAAAAGCAATTCTTAATGCAGGAAGTATTTTAGAACCTAACGTTAATAAAAATGGGCCTAATTTAGATAGGATACCTAGCAATCCCGTCCCACCTGTACCCCCACCAAACAAGGCGACCACCCCGAGAAGAGCTGGACCTATGGCAGCAAAGGCTCCGATTAAAATCCCTATAGCACTCCCTACTGCAACAATGGCTGCTGTGATTGTCGGATTGTTCGATGCCCAATTTGCTAATGCGCCGACCACATTTGCTATTACGGTAAATAATGGATCTAGCGATTTTAATAGGTTTTCAAGAGCTTCCCTTAACTGAATAAGTCCACTAGTGTCCTCGGCCTGCTTTGCCAAATCATTTACACTTTTTTCGGTCTTCTCTAATTCCGTTAAAGCATCATCAGCATTTAAAACTGAGTCGATAATATTCTGTCCTTGATCTTCCCACATCGTTCCAAACAGCTCTACACCAATCGCATTTTGCAGAGTTGCATCTTCAATGCTATTGAGCCATTTGACCATGTCCTCAAACGCTTGAGAACCTTCTTCCCCACCTTTTGCAATTGCAGCACCCCAAGCCTCGAGTTGCTGTTCAATGGCCTTAAATTGTGAAGAATCTGGTGGATTTTTAGCAAGTTCCATTTTTTGTTGGTGCATAGCACGATAAGATTCCAATTGCGCTTGATGTGATTCTTGTACTGCTGATAATTCAGCACTTAATCTTTCATTTAATAATTCTTGTTGTCTTTGGTGTTCCTCTCCAAGTGCACTTAATTTTTCAGCATTCACTTCACGGAAGTTGTTTAATTCTGCCGTTTGGTTTTCTTTTAATAGCTTTAATCTTTCTTTATTGCTTTCTATGAACGCCTTTTTTTCTGCCGCTTGTCTTTCAGACAAAGCTTCTTTTTCCACTTCAATCGCATTTTTAGTTTCTTCTTTACGATTTTCCGTTTCTTCTTTGAGAGCTTCTCTTTTCTTATCAAAAGAGTCATTGATAGATTCTTTTTCTTCTTTTAAAGCATCAATTTGGGCTTGTCGTTCTTCTTTTATCTTTTCTACACGCAAGCGTTCATCGAAATCTTTAAGCGTTTTATATGCTTCCTGCTTTGATTTAGCATCTTTAGCAGTTCTTATTTTTTCTTGTAACTCAGCACGTTTACTAGCGTTTTCTCTGTTATTCCGCGCCTTTTCTTCTGCAGCAGATACCTTGTCGATATTATTTATTTGATTTTCAATCGCTTTAATTTGACGATATTTTTCTTCATCAATAAGCTTTAATTTTTCGGTATATTCTTTATCTATTAATGCAATTCTATCGTCTGAAGCTTTTTCAAAGGCTTTCACTTCTTGATCTAAGGATTTTTCAAGTTTTTCAAGTGATTTTTCATATGATTTAACTTGTGCTTCATATGCATTTTCTAAGGATTTTTCAAGTGCTTCTTCCTTATCCTCATAGGAATCTTCAACAGCTTCATACTGTTGTTCCAATGATTTCTGAAGTGCTTTTTTTTGCTTTTCATAGGATTTGGATATTGCATCATAACGTCTACTAAGTGATTTAAATAACGATTTTTCCTGGTTTGCAAAGTTCGTTTCCATTGCTGATATTTGTTCTTCAGATACTTTATTTGTACTTCCTACAACATCCCTTAGGCTATCTTTAAACGATTCAGATAAACCGCGTCCCATCTCAGTTGCTTTAATACGTCCTTCTTTCAAACCATCAAGAAGGTTATCTATATTCCAAGAATTCACACCAGATGCAGCTGCTAAAATGCCCTTGATTTCATTAGCCTCGTACCCAGCACGTCTAAGTTGTGATCCGTATTCAGCTATTATATCTAGCTGTTCTGGAGGAAATCCGATTTTTAATAAAGAGTTGACCAGGTCTAATGCTTCTTGGTCTGAAATCTTAAGCTCTTTCCCAATTTCATTTGTCTCTTGAATCAGTTCAGTAAAATCGATGCCACTATAAGCATAAGAAATGGCTGCTGCACCCTTAACGATTGCAGCATTAGACGCATCGCTTGCATCTTTATTCAATGCAAACTGTCTTCTGAGTCCTTCTAACGCTTCCTCTCCATCCACACCATATTTCTTTACATCGACAAGAGCCTCTCGAATACTAGCTTTAGATGATTCAGGAACATCGAATGTAACATCGACTTTTGCTTTTAAATCATCAACATCGAGCGCCTTAGCCACGGCTCCAGCAACTCCAGCGCCTGCTAGAATACCACCTAATGCTTGCAATTCGTTTCCTACGTCTTGAACGCTCTCTTGGGCTTGGTTTGCCTCTTGTTGTAGTCGTCCCAATTCCTGGCGTACATCCGTAATACTTGAACCATTATCCAATGTTCGTAAAGTTTGTTGGACCTGATTGAGATCAGTATTTGCTCCCAAAGCCGAACGACTGATTTGATTAAATGCACTATCTAATTGCGAGGCACTCGCTCGACCTTCACGTATAGCATTTACTAAGTCTGTACCTATTTCATTTGCGAATCGGTCAACTGATGTACCAGTGGCATCGAATAAACGGTTTAACTGGGTTAGTGAAGTTGCATGTTGCTCTTGTGCTTGTCGCGCTTCCCTAACTGAATTGGCCATTTGTTGTTCGGCAATTTGATTTCTAGATAATTGTGTTTCCAATTTTTTGGCTTCTTGTGAGTTTTCACCATAAGCGGATCTCGCTTGAGCAAGTGCTTGCTCTGTTTCGCTTGTTGCTCGTCTTAATGCTTCATAGATACCTTCAAGACCGGATAAATTCGCTTGTAATTTCTGTGATTCAGTAACAGAATGCTTCATTTGCTCTTGTTGCAATTTAAGCGCTTGTTGTAGTTGTTTGACCTCATCCTCAGCGGTAGCTGTAATTGTAGATAAAGCCTGTAAAGCTGTACGAACACTTTGCACAGTTGCTCCGTTATCTAATTGAGACAAGGCTTGTCGAACTTGCTCAACATCAACACCAACGCTCTGAGTAGCACCAGCAACTTGTTTAAATGCTTTTTCTAATTGTGCTGAACTTGCGGTACCATTTCGGATGGCTTGTGTTAATTCTTGCCCTAACAAATCAGAAAAGTCACCAAGAGAGCTCCCGGTGACTTGTAGTAAATTGTTTAATTGTTTTAATGACTTCTGCTGATTCTTTTGGGCTTCTTGTGCTCGTTGGAAAGCTTGTTGTGATTCTGTAACTGCATTCGCTGCTTGTTGTTCTGCGATTTGTTGTCGTTTCAACTGAGCAGTCATTTTCGCTACTTCTTTAGAATTCTCTCCCCACAATTGTTTGGCTCGTTCTAAGGCATCCGCAGCTTGTTGTGTCTTTTTACGTTGCACATCATAGATTTGTTGCAAGCTATTTACTTTTGCTTCAAGCTTATCTGTACTAGAGGCTGTATGCTTCATTTGCTCTTCTTGCAACTTCATCTCTTGACGCAATTGCTTGGTTTGATCATCCATTTCTTTTATAGCAGAATTAAAGTTCTTATTAAAGGCCTTAAAAGTAATATTGATCTCATTGTTATTATTTTTCGCCAATTATTTCACCTCCTGTGGGCTGTTCTGCCAACCGTCAAATGCTAATTTGCCACTATAAATGCGCTCGACACTTGATATAGGAGAATGCCAGAAAGTTTCAGAATCTATTCCGGAAATTAATACATATAGGACATATCTGTCCTCCACACATTCAACATTTAGCTTAGGAGGCTTGAATTTTTTTTTTCACTTTTTGTGCTTTGTTGTAACCCTTTTGCAAATTGGTTTGGATCCTGTGTTACTAAATTTGTAATTAAATTTGCATAAATTTCAATCGTTTCGGCCAAATCATAATGATATTTCTCTATGAAGCTATCAAATGTTAAATCTACATTCTTATTCGCCCCGAGAACTCCTAAATAAACAACTGCAATCAATTTTTGTTCATCGAACATATTCATTAACTGCAATGTGCTTTCCTCATCATTTTTTTCTATAACCGATTGTAGCCCCATGATTTTAAGTAGATCTTCCCATAAGCTTGTTTCTATCAAGCCTGTTTCAAAGCCACGTTTTACGGATGCGTTTGTTAAAAAAGCAGGATAATTCTTTTCATTAATAAATCGTTTTTCAAAATCTCCTTCGACTTCCACAATTTCAAATTCTTTTAAAGTTACCTTTTGTACTTTCAATGTTATCCCTCCGATTTTAATCAAATAAAAAACCCTCTCGATAAGGAGAGGGCTACGCTATGCAATTGCTTATTTAAAGCTATGTTAAAGGTAAAGATTGATTTATAATACACATAAAAAATGAGCTAGGATATTTTCTCCTGGCTCATTTTACTTTGATTTTGTTTTTTACTAAAGCACCCGTTAGCCACCCATGTAGCGCAAAATCAGCGCTACACCACAGAGAATGAAAATGTGAAAAACGGGTATAGGATACTACGGCTGGGAGAGGAAGGTCGATGAACTATGGTGCCATAGAGCCCATCCGTTAGTCTGACTCCAACGACCACGGTGTATCACAGACTGTCGCTCCCTTACGGGAAGCACTCATGGGAGATTAATCCTACTCTGGTTATTGCACCAGCCTCCAATACTAGTTGCCGTAGAAAGGATGATTACAATGGAAGTAATCATTGAGCGTGCATGCGGTATGGATGTTCATAAAGACTCCATTACTGCCTGTATTATTACACCAAAAGGAAAGGAGATTCAAACGTTTTCCACTAAGACTGTATTTCTATTACAGTTAATTGACTGGATTAAGGAGCATGGTTGTACCCACGTAGCAATGGAAAGTACCGGCGTATTTTGGAAGCCAATAGTTAACTTACTTGAAGCGGAGAATATTGAATTTTTAGTAGTGAATGCTCAACATATGAAAGCAGTACCAGGTCGCAAGACCGATGTGAAAGATGCAGAATGGATTGCCAAACTTCTTCGGCACGGTTTACTTAAAGCAAGTTTTATTCCGGATCGTAACCAACGAGAACTACGAGAATTAGTTCGGTATCGACGGAGTATTATTGAAGAACGTGCAAGGCAACATAATCGAATTCAAAAGGTGTTGGAAGGTGCTAATATCAAACTTGGCTCCGTTGTCTCCGACATCATGGGTGTTTCGTCTCTCGATATGCTTCGTGCTATCGCCGATGGCGAAAATGATCCTAAGAAGCTAGCTAGCTTGGCCCGTCGATCAATGAAGAAGAAAAAGAGTGAACTGGAGCTTGCTCTTCGGGGGTATATCAATCCACATCAACGTCTCATGTTGAAAACCATTCTGGTCCATATAGAATTTCTTTCTGAGCAGATTGAACTGTTAAACGAAGAGGTGGCTACTAGATTATCCCCCCACCAAGAAGATATTGAGCGATTGGATTCCATTCCCGGCATCGCCACTCGAATGGCCGAACAAATCTTAGCCGAAGTCGGTACGGATGTCGAGAAGCAATTCCCCAGTTCGGCGCACTTGTGTTCCTGGGCAGGATTAGTACCTGGACATAATGAGAGTGCGGGCAAGAGAAAATCAAGCAACATGAAAAAAGGAAACAAGTACTTGAAATCGGCATTAATTGAAGCAGCTCACTCTGTCAGAGGATCCAAAACCTATTTGGGAGCCCTGTATAGGCGTACTGCATCAAGAAAGGGTAAAAAAAGGGCAGGAATATCTGTCGCTCATGCCATTTTAAGAATCTCCTATTATCTCTTAACTCGCAAAGAGATGTACGTAGATTTAGGAGAGGATTACTTTGACAAGCAAAAAGAACAATCCATTGTACGATATTCTGTTCGAAGACTTGAGAACTTAGGATACAACGTTACAATAACTGAACCAAGTGCCTCCTAATCCAACCCATAATTTGATCCCCATTTAGGCGCTGCATTTTTTAAAAAATAAATGAGCTGCGTCTGATTTAGTATTGCCTTTTTCTCTAAATCGAAGATTTTAATTTTCATGGGAGTTCAATAACTAATTTTCAGTTTCTAACGTAATATTTAACCGTTTTAACAAATTATTAACAACCTCTAACGCTTCTTCTCTTTGTTTATAGTCTGAAGTGCAAAACCTAATCATTTCTAAATCATTCTCTGCCTGTTTAACCATTTCATTTATGTCATCTGGAACACCAATCCAAGATAAGTTGCGTTCTAACTCAGCAATACTATATATGCCTTCTTTATATTTTCGACATGCTAATTTCAATTCAAATAATTCATCATTATATGGCTTCCAATCAGGGTCTCTTTTATCTTGTAAATTAGGTTTCCTAACATTATTAAGAAAACTCTTTTCACAAGCACCATAACTAATATAATTTTTTTGAGCTTCAATTAGAGGTATTGGATTAGCACCAATATCATACTCATCTTCTTTTTGAAACGGGTCGTCCTCCCAAAAACAAATTGGACATATATCGTAGTTGCCATCACTATCCATCGTTCTATAACCACAACATGGGCATGTATTTTTGTTCATAAGACACCTCCCAAACTCTTTAATTATAATCACAAACTACATAATTCTTATTGAACTAAACTGCACCGTTAGTTTAAGTGTAACATTTCACAAACAATACAACCTTATAAAAATCAATCCTAGCCTTAAACATAGCCTAATTTAATTAAGGCGTATCTGGTGCTGCAATTAACGTACGGTTGAACTCCGTGTGCCATTTATCAGCAATGGTCGGATCTTCTAATTCAGGAACAAGTGCTTCATAATAGAATTGACCAGCTGAATCCGCTACAGCTGAGAATGTTAGTTCTAACAGAGCTAACTCTTCTTGCGTTGCGTCGATGGATAATGTTAAACCAGCGGAGTTAGAAGCTTTCGGGAAGGCAATTAATTTCGTTACCTCTTCGAATACATCCACAACGTCTGCTGTCCAGACAAAATCTCTACCGAGCGACCCTTCACCATATGAGTAAATTCCTGGTTTTAAACCATCATTCGTAAGACCAAAGAAATCACGTGCCACTGTTACTGGAATGTGGGCACTTACTGATACATTTAATTTGGTAGTAACAATTTTTTCTTTCGTAACAACACGGCCTTCTTTTTTCTGTAGCGTAGATGTCTCTGGTTCAAATGAGATTGTCCCTACACTACCAAATTTCTCGCCCGGTTGTTGTGCACCACTCTTTATAAATTGAATGGATGAATTGACAATACTCCAAGAATCGAATTCTGTAATTGTTTGTTTTGGCATTACATATTACCTCCTATTGTTTCGATTAATTTTCCATGTAATTTTGCGACTATTTTTGGAACGGCAACACCAGTTGCACGCTCTGTAAAGCTTTGTTCAACCTGCCCCCGACCTTCGTCTGGAAATACAAGATAACCAAAGGAACCTCTTTTATTTGCAGCTCCCCCTCTAGATTTGAGCATGAAACCTAAATGTTCTTTTTTACTTACAGACCAATCAGCATCTTTCGCATGCTTCACACTTCCGTGTTCCCGATACCAAGGGGCGTTTTTATTGCGCTTTGATTCTGGAATTAAACGAGTAATATTACTCTCCAGTAATTCAATACCATCTGTATGCAGGGTTTCATTTATGACATGTTCAGCGTAATCGGGAAGCTGTCGAATGCGTTTCTCAAGCTCTTGCAACTGTTGATAATCCATTTCGAATATCATACTTTGCACCCCGTAACGATTTTGCGGCTATATTCAAATATCACACGGTCCACAAATTGGTCTGTTTCTTTCTTCTGCAACCGTTGTTTTACTGTCCTGTTTAATGAAAAACCTGGAACATCTTTTAATGATAGAATAATAGCCACTGTACGCTCGTCTAAGTCATCTCTATTCTCCGAGTAATAGTAGACAGCCACAGTCTGCGTAACGCTCTTTAAATCGTCATTATTGGAGATATCTAACGTTTCATAGACGAAACAATGATAATCGTTTTGATAAAGCTTTTCCTCTTCATCCTCTGCAATTTCATCTTCAAAAAGTGGGATGTTAAACGTTTCTAAAGCCGTTTGCATTTCATCAATTTGCCTTTGCATGTACTCCTTAATCTTGCTCAATCGGTCCCACCTCCTGGAGATAAAAATACAAATAGTTTTTAGGGCCATCGGAATCACATTTAATAACATTGTATTCAGTTGAATTTAACACCATCGTCAACTTACTTTTGTTCACATTTCTTAACTGTGGAGGATAAAGCGTCTTAATCTTAATATCCAATGTTTTTGACATAATTTGAGCCAGTTGATAGTCCTCATCCCTTCTGGATATCTCTTGATAAGCCAAGCGTCCTTGTAGAATGAATTCATCGCCTATACGCTTACCTTTTTCAGACCGCTTAGTTTCCTTTGTACCGTATTGAGCAAACCCATCATTCAGTGCGCTATATTGTGCCATCTATACTATCCTCCGCAACTTTATAAAGTCTAAATTGAAGGTTTATAATTTCAGATTTAAAATTTTCTTCAAATTCCTCAATGACATGATTTCGCATATAACGACAACGATCTAAGAGCAATTGACGGTTTTGTCCATCATCCACAAAGTCTACGTCTGTACCAGCAATGGATTTGAAATAAGAAATAGCACGGTCAATCATTTTTTGAATGTCTGGATCTTCCTCATTCCAAGTGATACGTAAATAAGACTTAACTTCATTAAGCAAGTCCTTTTTCTCTAACTCATTCATGGAATCACTCCTTGTCTTTAGGAGTTTCTACTTTCGAGTCGTTATCATCTGAAGTACCTTCTACTTTTTCAACTTTTTGATCTTCATTAACTACTTCCTCGATATAAACTTTTTTGTATTTATTTTTCGTCGTAGACAATTCTTCCAACCTCGCTTTAGTCGCTTTTTCTCCCTCTTTCGGATAAGGATCACCTACAACATATACATGGCCGTCATGCTTCGTTTCTTTGAACTCTCGAACTACTTTGTATTTTTCCATTTAAGTACCTCCTAGTTTTTTATAAAGAAAAAGAAACCCCTATTTTAAGGAGTTTCTGGTTGTGGACCAAAGCCGAATTTAATGTCTAAATCATAAAGTAAAGCTGTTTTATTATCTTTTGGTCTACCATTAGCAAACTGTTTCATCGTATATAAACGCGCATCTTCGATAGCAAGTGTCTCATCAAATTTATTGATTTTATAACCGCCTGCAATAGCTGCTAAGTAAGCTCCCTTAACAAAGAATAAGGCTTTACCAGTAGGAATTTCTTCAGATTCCACAACCTGAATATTGTATGGCAAAGCTGTTACCCATTGACCATTAGACGTTTGAATAGTATTTCGGAATTGAACAGAAATTGCGTCGGTAGGATTTACAAGCATTACAACTTTATTTGCTACTTTACGGGCCTTCCCTTTGGCATCTACAGATAGAGCTTTGATTACTCCATGTAGTTCACCAGCAACAATTTCGCCATATTCAGATGGAGAAAATGTTAGCGTACCTTTTGAAGTTTTTTCTGTAACTGCTCCGTTATCAGCATTAACATCTTTCATCAATCCGATTGGCTCATTTTGTGATGGACCACGACCGTTGACAAGACCATATTCCATGCCGACTGAATACGACTCCACTAGAATATTGCGAACATATCGATCAACATATTCTGGTCCTAATTCCAACATATCTTTTGGAATCACAGCGAAAGCCGTTAATTTAAGTTGAGAGATAGTTTCTTCACGGAATGCTGCAGAAACTTGCCCTTTAATTTCACCGAACAATGCACCCCAAGCAAAAGCTTTATTTGCATCACTGTAAATGTAACGTGTAACGGCACCTAAGTCTTTTAAGCCGATAACATCTAGTAATGGATGTTCTGCTATTAAATCCTCGAAAATGCGTTCCTGCGTGGTAACTGGAAGGATTGTGTCCTCTGCAAATCCACCACTTGCAATCACTTCGTTGTAGAATTTTCTTTCAGCGGAAGTTAATACATTTTGACCGCGTGAAGCTAAAACCTGTGAATCGTGTACTTCATTACGTGCTTCTGTTGTAATCTGTTCGGTTAAATCTGTTTGTAAAGCTGTGAACATATCGCTAAATGCATTTTCTAGTTGTTCAGGAGTGGAATTATCATCCTTCATAACATTCATATAAGCTTGTTTCTTCGTTTCAAAGTTTTCCATTTTACCTTTTAATTTTATTGTCATAATGTGTTACCTCCATTTTTTAAGTAAATTAAAAGAACCAATTCCGTTGTCTTCCACAGATAATTGTGTGGGGGAAGTTGGAACAGGTTCTTGTGTTTGATTTGCTATTTTATCGAGTTTATTTTGCATGACTTTCATTTGTGCTCTCATTTGAGTTAATTCTTCACTTTCTTCATTGTCCTCCACAGATGATGAGGTAGACGTAGCAAAACCAATTTCTAAAGCTTTAGATGCACTAAACCATGTTTCCGCATTAACTTTATCACGAATTTCTTCACGACTTACTTTTGCTTTTGTCATGTAAACATCAATGATACCTTCTTCCAGTTCTTCTAACATATCGGCAACTTGTCGCATATCATTTTTAGTTCCCCATACGATATTGGATGCTTCATGAATCATCATCATAGAGCCTGTACCCATGATGACTTCATCGCCTGCCATTGCAATAACACTTGCAGCGGAACACGCCCATCCATCCACGTGAATTGTTACTTTTCCAGGATGGTTTTTCAAACGATTGTAAATGGCAATCCCATCAAACGCTGAACCACCAGGAGAGTTTAAGCGCACTACTACATCATTCGTTCCGGCTTGCTTCAGTGCATTGTCGACATCGACAGCGGAAGTAGAATCCCAAAACCATGATTCCCCAATATCACCATAGATAGTTAATTCCGAAATACCTTTTTCTTCATCATGTGTGGAGGAAAAGTTATGTGGAATACTAGATAGTTTTTCATTATGAGATTGGTTTTTAAATCCGAATTTACGTTTCATTATTTTTATTTTCACCTCCTTTAGTTGACTCATAGTTTTTGGTCATTACATATTCTTCAAGTAACGGATTATCCACTGGCTCATCACCCAATTTCACACGAATTTGATTACCGTTATATACACCACTTGCCCTTAATTTATCAACTGCATCTGCAACCTCAAGGGCATTTAGTTCTGAAATACCTTGCACTTTTATTTTTTCGCCTTTAAGGTAATTCTCTTTTTCTATTAATTTCGCATTTAGTTCGTCCGATATTTTTTTATTAAGTGGACCTATGCAAAATTTAATATAAGCTTTGATTGCTGTTTCATATTCTGTCATGTCGCCATGAATAAGCGAAACTGGTATTCCTAAAATTATCGCAACTTCATTTACTAAATCACGTTTCAGTTTCGATAGTTCTTCCACAGATTTACCGTTGTTGTCGCCTTTCGCAACTTCCGTGTATTTGAATCCTTTTAATTGCGGCACGATAGCGACCGTGTTATTTTTGAATGATTTGAATAACCTATCGATAAAATTCTGTAATTTACCCTGATTCTCTTTATCCAAAGACTGAGTAGATTCGATATCGACAGTACCGCGTATTTGATTATTACGCATATTTATTTCAATCATCCGTCCAAATAGATCACCATAGTCATCAAACATACCTTGCATAAAGGTAGTCAATTTTTCGTTATTGTATGGAATAAAAATTACTTCATCCATTTTGAATGTGCGATTAAATGTATAGTCTTTTACTGTTACATTACTAAATATATCAGGGAAAACAGCGTATTCTTCACGGTCAAAACTATCTGCAATCAATAGATCATTGCTATCTGTTAAAATAGCTAACACTTCATTTTCGTGTATCAATTTAAAAACAAAGTCCTGCCAAAATTCAGCAGCGCTTTGATCAGTATTTGGACGTATATTTAATAAATAATCCCAATCGTTAATCTGCCTTTTCCCGTCTTTCATGAATCGAAAATCAGATTGTGAAATAGCACGACCAATAAAATTAATACACGTTTCCAGTGCCATCTTTTTCAAATATGCACGATGTGTAGGTTCTTGAAATAAATCTAAATCAAACATGGATTTGACCTCTTTATTTTTCCTTAACTTATCAATTAACCATCCCATTTTACATTTTCACCCCCTCCCTAGAAGTTCAAAGCGTCAAGCAGATCTAATGCTTCACTAATATCTGTTTCGTCTTCGAGTATGTTATCAGCTTGCCACAATGCATATACAAATGCTGTGAATCCATCCGTTTTTCTTCGCACTTCATCTTTTTTCAAGAAATCCTTATTCCCATCATTTTTGACTTTTACAACTATGTTGTTTGTATTCCATCTCATAAGAGGGTTATCTCCAAAAATGATTCTTTGTTGAGCAAAGAGCATTTCAATTCTGGGAGCAAGCTTTGCATATATAGCATGCGGATTTTGAATATATAAAACGGTAAATCCTGCGTCCTCTAATGCACGCTTTACAATGTCTAGACGAAAGGTGTCACCGATAATTGTATTTAATCCATATTTCTCTCTCATTTCACAAAAATAATTGACCATATATTTAATATCTATTACCGGTTCATCAAGCAAAGTAATTAAAGCCTTTTCTTCCCACTCATAAATGGGTGGTTTTAAATTGGCTTCTTTGATGAAATCACGTCTAGCAAATTGGTGACTATCCCAAATGTAATCATCCCCTTGTTTGAAAAGTACGCCACATGCTGTAAAGTCTTTAACAAAAGAAAAGTCGATAGCACCAACACATGTTTTTCCTTTTAATGTTTCATAAGGTATAGGCCGGTTTGTCGCTTCAATATCTTTCCAAGATGCAACTTTAACTGTGTTGTCTTCTTGCGGGAGGTTCATCCTTTTAGCCATAAATTCAGGACGACCGGATGGATCATCTTCCAAATCAAGATATTCATCCATAATCGTGTCGAACAACTCTTCTGCATAATCACTTCTTGGTTTGCTAAACATCGGATTTGCCTTTTCCCATAGTTCAGGATTATCGACTTCATCCTTGTCATCCATTTTGCAGATGAAAACAAAACGATTATTTCGTTTGCTGCCACCGCTTAATATTTCTAAACATTGCTCAATAAATTTATCAAAAAAACCACCACGGACATGACCGTTGGTGGATATATAAATTCTTCGTCTATGTTTCACTTTCCCTAAACCAGAGCTAAGAGTATTAATTAATTTCGTATCTTCATAAATGTGCCATTCATCAAATATTAAACAACCTGGGCGACCGCCATCTTTTGTATCCGCATTAGAAGTTCTGAATTTAAATTCAGCAAGTGAAAATCTTCCGGTTATTTTTGTTTTAGTCCAGGAGAAGAAGGACTTCATGAAATTCTTATTTTTTTCTTTCATGTTATAGACTTCTTTAACCGATGTTTCCGCCTGGTCCTCACTGTTGGCCACAACATCTACATTGTATCCTTCAATGCCATGTCCTGGGCTGATAAAGTAATCAGCAAGACCAGATATTAAACCATTCTTACCATTACCACGTGCAATTACAATCACGATGTCTTTGTAAAATAACTTGTCTCGTTTTTTATATTTCAAAAATATAAATGCGATAATAAACTTTTGAAATAGCTCTAGTTTGAAATACCATTTTTCAATATAGTTTATACATTTTTCGATTTGCTCTTCATCGAAATAAATATCATCACGAATCAGGACTTCACTTTCTAATTGTCTAACCAGGTCAATACGCTCCTGGTTGAAAATAAATAATCCTTTCCTCCATGAATTAATATAAAGATCAACGTATTTTTGATGAATCAATATAGATCACTGACTTTTGGTTCGTCATTATCCTTCGAGTTTAAATCTTCTTCTGGCAATGCTTCTGGTAGACTAGTAAATTTAATTGAATTTTCGAGGGCAATCAATGTTTTTGTGAGCTTATTCAATTCATTTAAAGCTGGATTTGCTTTGATAAATTCTTGGGAAGCATTAACCGTTGTTACCATTACACCCTCTTTATTTATAGCTTGCTGCAACTTTCTAATTTGCTTTTCAATAGAGATGTAACGCTTAACCTTGCTTATTTCCAACATATCAAATGGATCCACTCTCCCCAACATTTGTTTTTCTAAATCTGTGACTTTTACCATTCCACTCACTCAAACACCCCCCTTTTATTTTTAACCCCCTAATATAACGTGGATTTTTTCAATAATTTTGGACAGCAGACACCCCCTACCGTTGACAGTTCCCCCAACAATCCTGAAACCTTTTAGGGCGGGGGTACTCTACCATTGTTCATCATTCCATTTGTTTTCTTTCTTTTGATAACGATTGTGTTTTACATTGTGGCAACGAATGCAAAGTGTCTCAAGGTTATCCATCGATAAACAAAGTTCCGGATAATCTTCTAGCTCTTTAATGTGATCCACATCTAATCGCTTTCGTTTGTCTGGCTCAGATTTATTTGTGAATACTTTCCCTTGTCGTTTACATCCCTGACATTCATTGTTGTCTCGCTTGCGTACTTCACTACGAGTATGCTTCCATTCCTTTGTTGAATAGAATGCTAGATGATTGTTTGTACTGATAATGGCGATTAGTTCTTGTAATCTTTCTGGTGATACATACAATGTATCTTCCTCCCACAATCATATTTACTATTTAACCGATAGCTCGGAGATATGGATCACCACCTTTTAGGCATAATAAAAAGCACCCGTATTGGATGCTTTTGAAAATTATTAGCTTGTTGCTTTGCGTTTCAAATGTTCAAAGTACTTATCGATGTTACGTGAAGAATAACTTCTTAGAAAATACCACGCTACTATCAACAACACTGTTACAAAAAAATATAACCAATCGAAACACTCCTTTGAACTTTCATAAATGTTAGTAATTAATATAACTAACGCTGAAAGTATAAAGCTTGCATAAACTGAACCCACTTCGTGTTTTTTAGCTAATAAGTATCTGTATCTTTCTTTGTAACCTTCATTATCTTTATCACATAAAAAATCGTCTACTATTATTTCTTCTGAAAAATAATTATCCCATTTTCCATTTGCTACCCAACCCAATAAATGATGCATCTGATTTAAGAAATACCCTAGAGGAATTCCGATTAAAGTTATTGCAGCCCCTAATGCTAATACATTTTTTTCAGAAATTATAGTAGGCAATGAATCATAATAGATAACCACAAAATAAGGTATAAGTGTCATTAATAATATCCAACCGGGAATTCCCCATCTAATTAAATACTTTGGATCGAAATTCACTTTAACATCCCCTTTCTACATTAATCATAATGTGAATGGAAATGATTGTCACTAACCGAATCTCTTCTCAAAATAATTTGTACTATTTATCATATCGATAATAATCTCTATAAGTATTTTTGATTCATCTGTAAAATAATATTTATGCACATATCCGTCTTCATCTGTCGGTATAGAAATAATTTCTTTATATTGTTCCTTGGGTATATCGTGTATAGAAACATTAGGATCTGTAAGATATATTATTACACTCTTCATAGTTTCTGTTAGTTGATACTTATCCATATCATTTACTTTCATTATTCATCACTATCCCTTTGTATTGATAATGAATATTATAACATGAAACAGAACGTTTGTTTCTATTTATTAATTATTATATCAATGCTCTCCCTAGCAAAGTTCATTTGCTAGTAAGTTTTCTTTAATGTTTTCTTTAATGTTTTCTTTAGGATGGGCGCTCTATAGAAGAAACTCAATTCACTGGTCTCTATATAGAGACCGCTACTAGTCTCTACGTAGAGACCACCACTGGACACTACGTAGAGACCACCCTTTACTAGTCTCTAATTAGAGACCACCTATTTGTTTTAAACAATAAAAGCACCTAGACATTTAAGTCCAGATGCTTTTTCAAAGGGAGAAAACTTTAAAGAACTTTTTTTGTCGGTTCTTTATACTCTTACTATAAACTGTTTTTACAATAGTTTGATTCAGTTCATTTTGATTTAATGAAAGTGAAATTAAAGTCAATCAAAATCATTATCATCATCATATTCAACTTCAATCTTTGCAGCTTCCCATTCAACACCACATGAAGCACACACTCTATCACCTTCAAATAACACCGGAAATCCTGTATCGCAATAACGACATTCCCAACGTTTCACCTTTTCCTTCACCTCACACTGTTAATTCATCTAAATATCCTACAAGCTTCATCAACATGGCATGTTTGTTATATATCGTACCTTTGCTATATCCAACCTCATCTGCTATTTCATCAAACGTTTTCCCCTCGATATATCTACCATATAGAATCTTTGTATCTACTAGATTGAATTTCTGAACCATTCTTTTAATGTCAATTAAATCATTCATTTTGTGAGCTAGATTAAACTCTAAAGAAAAAATTTGTTCTTCCAATTGCGCTCCGTTACTTTCAGCAGATAACTTCACTCCCATTAAATCGCCACCTGTCCAACGTCCTAACTCACGTTTGGAACGGGTAATCGAATTTTCTAGCTCGATAATCTCTATTTCAATTCTTCGATAGTCTTTCAGCCATTCATACATTTTCAACACCTACCTTTTTAAAAAAATACCCTGGAATCAACCAGGGCAACAATATTAATCTAGTAGATCGTCTCCATTATCTTCTTCTTTATCTGCAAAGAGAGTCTCTCCCTCGTCGTCTTTGTGTTCTTCCTTTTCATCTGCAAATGGCAGCTCTTTTTCAGGATTCTGGTCCACTTCATTAATATCTTCCATATTCATCTGTCCTTCAGCTACTCCGACAGTCCCATTTTTATCAACGTTGTATTCCAGGCCGTCACCCTGTTCTTCAAACTCTTCAATGGATATTTGCGATGCTTCGAGAAATAGTGTCACATTTCTACCTGCAAACGGATAAAGTTTAATCACTTTTTTATCACTATCGCCACGTACATTAAATTTCAATGTAGTTTTCTTGCTATCCCGTTGAATAGACTTAAATTCTACCGGTAGTTTACCAGCTTCACTGCCTTTTACTTCAAGAATTGCAATACTCCCAGCAAGCTGAACAAGATCATCTGAATAATCAAGTTCATCTCCTTGTACATGAAATTCTAATACTTCTTTTTTGTCATCCTTTTGGATTTTCTTAAATAAAACGGTTAATTCGATTTTTGACATGGTTGTTCGCTCCCTTTATTGTTTTTTATTTTGCTTTCTTTTTCTTAATAGGTGGATTATTAATAGCAGCCAATACTTCTAATTGATAGGTTGTAAACTCATTAGTTAAAATGTTGGTATCAACAGTTTTTAATCCTTTTGCAATTTGAGCCAATACATAAGCATCTCTTACATTATCGCTAGAATGTTCGAACCCCCAGTGTCTGAACAATGGTAAAATCATATCTTCTTTTTTGGTGTTCCCTTTACCTGTAGCAAATTTCTTCACTTGGCTTGGTGATGCTTCAATATATTTAAAACCACGTCTTGTGAGTGCCATTCTTATTCCCCATCCAATGCCACCTAACTGAATACCTTGTTGAGTAGCAAAACCGAATCCTTCAATCACAATGATGTCTTCTTTTTGTATATGTGCAGCTATATCATCAATCATGGTTATCATACGCACCGGATCCGCTGAGCCTACACCCTTAAGCTCTTTTGCTTTTAAAACTTGGCCATCTTCATCAAGAGCAACAAACCCTGTTTTCGTTGAAGGATCTAATCCTATGAATCTCACACAACCCCTCCTTCAGCTTTTTTATCAAAAAGTTAACAGTATAAAATATTTCTTCATTGTTTAGAATGTAACTAGAGCCGAAAAGCAGTCCTAGGAAGCCTGTTGATTATGCCAATCTAGGCTCTAAAATAGTCGTTTATTTTTATTTTAAGAAGAGGTAGAGCTCATGAGAGTATTTCTAATAATAGCTGCAATTACTCTTCTATATAGCACTTTTATTTATTATTTATTTGTAAAGGAATATCGCAATTAAGCGGTTCTGAAATGCCATATGTTACTGTCAAACGCCCTGTCACTTATTTTCCCTATACATATGCTATAGGACAGCTGAGAAGTTTCTTAACCTTTCTGTGCTTCTTAGTAAACAAAAGGCCCTCTAGTCCTGGGGTCTTTTATATTGATCTAAGCACACCTAATTAGAAATTGCATAATATATAAAACAACTGGGATGTTTGTTCGTGTCTAACCTCCGTTTTGTTGTCCAGTTGGGTCTCAGGGCTTTCTTTAAAGAAGGCCCTTTTTATCTACAATCATTTAAGGAGATTACTCATGGATTTAATAATCAAAGAAATTTATCGTTTGATAGATGATTACCACCAGTGTCAAAACGATTGCATTAAAGAACTGATAATTGACGATATTACTTTTTTAACTGAAGCTTATCTTCTTTATATAGAGTAGTACGCTTTTTCTACGTACTGCATATAGGTACCAATTCTAAAGATATTGTGTTATCTTAAGAACTTACTAAATCTTAATATATGGAAACCATTCGACTTTTTTAGTCCACTTCCACTGATAGGAAGGAGTCATTTATATGTCAGATGAAGGTTTAATAAAAATGCTTAAAACTCTTCGTGAGTTCAATAATGTTCACATAACACAAACATTTAGTTTAGATTCAAAACAAGTAGTGAAAGTATGTTGCTTAGAAAATACAAATACTTTTGAGATTACTAATCTTACAAATAACACTGTCACGTTAGTTGATAGTCTCGAAGAATCTGTTGAAACCATACAACTTTTAATGAATGAAACCAATTGCTAAAACCTCTTATTTTTGAGAGGTTTTTATTGTTTTTTATTTCGCAATATCTACGTACTGTGAATTAATATAATTAATTATCACTCATTTATGGAAATAAATTTCCTTTTAGTAGTAAATAGTATATAATTATAATTATGCTAAATTAACTACTTGGAGTGTAAAAATGTCTACTTTATTAATTTATAAAGAACTTAATCAACTAGTAAATGATTATTACAAATGTCCAGATTTAAAAGTTAAAGAACAAATCCTCAATGACCTTGTTTTTCTAACTGATGCTTTAATATTAATGGAACAGTAGCCAAGCTCAGCTATTTTCTCAAATGTGTTCTTTCACATTTTGTTTCAAATGCGTCTTATCCCAACCCTTCAACTCCTTGGATTCTACTTTTTATCCAGTTCCAAGAACTTCTGTTTCCACCCCATGAATAACAGCTTAAACTCATTAATCCCAATGTCTCGACCTTTTGCTATAAACTGTTGAATGACTTTACCTTGTTGCACAAAGTCTGCTGGATCATGCCATAAAAACTCAACTACATCTGCATCCTGTTCAATCGATGAAGATTCTTTTAAATGGGATAGCTGCGGCTTTTTAAAATTGTCGCTATCTCTTGTCATTTGAGATAACATCATGAAACAACAATTCATATCGCGTGCAATCTGCTTGGCTGTAGTAGTTACATTGCCAATTGCTTGAGCTCTAGTCTCATTTTTTCTTTGCTGGATTTTCATGATTTGCAGGTAATCAACCGCTATCATAGCTATTTGGCCATAACGTCTTTTAAAGCGTCTTGCAGTAGCTCGAACTTCTTCGATAGTGACACCACTTGAATCTTGAACAAAAATCGGCAGTTTTTCTAATTCCTTATAGGCGTGTTCTATCATTCCAAGTTCTTCTACTTTTAGATCCTTGTTTTTAATACGTCCGTAAGCAATCCCTGTTTTACTGGAAATCATTCTATCGAACAACTGGTACTTGTCCATTTCTTGGGACCAAACCAGAACTGGACCACTCTTTGCTACACCCATCACTCTTTGTAAAAGCATGGCTGTTTTCCCTACACTTGGTCTACCAGCTGATACAAACAACCATCCACGCCATAAGCCATGCGCCCATTTGTCATATTGATTGAATCCAGTCGGTACAAATTCCGCACGCTTTAAAAGATGCTCGAAATAACCTTGGCGTGAATCTGATAAGTTTTGCATCTTTCCGTCATCCTGTGGTCTAACTTCTGCAACTAATCTTTCAATCTCTGAAAAGTATTCCTCATCTGATTCAAAGTCCTCATGCAATAAATCTGCAATTTTTTGTCCAACTTCTGCCCCTCGTCTTCGAAGTGCCCTTGAACGAACCATTTCGGCATAGTAAACAATACTTGCAGCAGATGGAACAGAAACGGCTAATTCAGTTAAATAGGAAAGACTTACTTCGTCCATTTTGTTGTGCTGCATGTATAGTTCAGCTACAGTTGTGAGATCAAGGGGCTTGTTGCGTTCATCTAACCATTTCATCACACGATAAATTTGTTGATGCCTTGCACTTAAGAAATCTCGTGATTCTAAAAAAGAGATACTATCAATTGAATCTGGCTCTAAGAAAATTGCACCTAGCACTGATTTTTCAGTTTCTAGCTCATATTCAGTTACTCCAATCGAATTCATTCGGATCGTTCCCCTCAGAAATCCACTTTTGTAACTGTATTTCTTTGTCACGTGGATCATGTTGCTGTTTTTGTTTCGTAGGGTTTGGTTTCTTTTCGGCATTCATTTTTATGGCCAATTCCATAAATTTTTCTCGTAGTTTCTTCGCAGATAATACGTTTGTCTTCCAAAAGGAATCTTGGGTAACCCAGTCCATGACCTCTTTAGCTAAATGTTTATTTACTTTATCTATCTCTATTAGCTTTCGCATATCCTCTGACCAGGTCTGCATATTTGATTTTTTAATTAAATGGGAAATACCAGCATCATTAGCCACCTTTTCAACTTTTCCATAATAGTAAATGGCCATTTTATAATAAGTGTTTTCCTCATCGTATTTGTTTTGTTGTGGTTTCTTATTAAGTTTTGTTTCTTTTACAGGGAATGGGGTTGGAGCTTCACTACGCTCCTTCTCCTCCCATTCTTTGTAATCTTTATTAAAAGACATAATCCTCGCCCCTTTACTTCCAATCTCAATGACATTGATAATCTTTCTATCAATTAATGCGCTAAGTTCTCTAATAACTTGGGTCCTGCCGGCATTGATAGTTTTAGCAAGAAAGTTAACCGACATTTCATTAGTTTTTCTTTGAAAACCATAAGTATATCTCCATATAGCCATTACCAAACGGAACTGCGTACCATTGAGATTGGTCTTCATCATTTGTTCAAAGATTTCATTGGCAATCCGTGTGTGACCATTTTTTAGTTGTGGATTAGCCATTTAACATCATTCCTGTTCAAGTTTTCATTTCGTAGTAAATGAACGTAGTGATTTCTTTTGAAAATCTTTCTATGTCATGGCGTTCACTTTTCCCTTGATATGGACGACTAAGCCACTTATCAACATGATCAGCGACAGCAGTAGATATCTTTTGGATTTTATCAATTTCTATCTGCCTTTTTAGTTCAATATTTTCAATAAGCAATTTCACTGTTATATTTGCTAACTTTGCTATATGTTCATCTTTTGAAAGCAATTAAACAACCTCCAATTCGTAGTGTTTGCCAGCCATGAAACCTTTTTTGAGTAACTCCCTTTTAACCGTCATTTCAGCTAAAGCAGGCATGTTATTGTGACTGCTTAAATGCACAAGATAAACTTTCTCACCAGTACCACGAACAAGCTTTGCAAGTGCTTCGGCTGTTTGCTGATTGCTTAGATGGCCAATATGCGAAACGATTCTAGCTTTAACGCTGTTTGGATAATTTGAAGCTTCTACCATACGAGGATCATGATTTGACTCAATAATATAAATGTCGCTTTTTTTCATAATTGACAGCATTTCATCATCTACTTTTCCTGTGTCCAAGCAAATTGAAATAGTAAAACCGTTCTTATCTCTTACCACGTATCCCAACGGTCTTCGTGCGTCATGATGAACATTAAAATGCATAACTGAAAAGTTACCTGTTCCAAAAATGCCGCCTATCCCAAGTTCTGTTACTAGATCTTCATTAACACCTTTTATGTCTTGCCATTCTTCTTCAGCTGCATAAACCGGTATTTTATACTTGTTAGCCAATGGTAAGCCTTTCACATGGTCATTATGAGCATGAGTGAGAAAAATTGCTTCAATATTATTTGGCATTATACCGACTTCTAAAAGACGTTTTTCAATTTTGGTTTTTGCTATGCCTACATCTATTAAGATAGTTTTCTCATCAATGGTAATAGCTATGCAGTTGCCACTAGATCCACTGGCTAAGATATCAACTTTCATGTCGGTTCCTCCGATAAGTGTGGATGTTCGTATAGGTTGCCGATGACTTCAAATTCATCATCTTGCAACCAAGCAAGATTTAAGATAAATGCACCATCCGAACCGTAATATTCTGAAACGTTGTTTTTCCATATTTCATAAATGCCACTCTGATATTTAACTATCCCTATATGTTCTCTATCTTCTCGATTTCCACCACTGGTATCGAAGTCTGTAAATTGAACAATATCCCCTTCATAAATTTCCACGCCGTTTTTGTCTTTTAGTCCTGTGGATTGCATCAGTATGCAATGTTTCATAAAGTCCTGATTGTGTTTTGAAAAACAAAGTAATTCATGCTCCCAATCAATTGCCCAAACATTATCCATCCACAATCTTGTCTTGTTCCAAGCACGAAAATTGATTTCTCTCACGACTCCACCGCCCTTTTAACAGCTAGTAATCTTAAAAGAGAGAAATAGTCCAGTGATTGCAATTGTTCACCTTTCGGACCTTTGTAGATACCTTTGGCATTTAATTGTTTGATGAGATACTTTATTTTCGATTCTTTTTGGATAATGATTTGTTTGTAAATCATAACTTTTCACCATCCCTCTCTACTCGAGTAAGTCATCATTATTTTGAGCCATCTGCAACATGTCAATATTCATATCAAGTAGTTCAATCAATCCAACCATTTCAGCTTCATTCGCTGTTTTGGGATTAATATTAGGGGCATTAGTTTGTAGCCATTCCGAAGCATCTTTACTACCAATGATTCCTAACTGTTTAAATTTTGCATTGATCTCATCACGCAAATGATCTTTTTCGGATTTAACTTCTTCTTTCGGTTCTTCGATTATTTCTTGTTTAGGTGTAATGTCTTTTCGTTCACGGTATTCCGGAATTGAGTTATCCGTATTGTGAGTAATAGTTTCATCATCGAAAGTAAGCCCATATTGTTTTTTTAATGCTCTCTGCTGCACATGTTTTCCAAACATATCACTTGTCCATTTGGTCCAGTTCTCTTTGTTCTGCCCAGTAAACATATGAGATATTTCGTCAATATCCATAATCACCGTAACTGGTGGATAACCTTCGCGGTAAGCGATAGAGTAGGCTCCAATAATTTTCCCTCTTGGGAAGCCTATCTCGTGTTGCACAACTTCCATCTGCTTAGTTTCTTTATTCATAGCAATTTTAAATTCATCGTTTTCATGCACCATCTGTGTATCTGGAGCTTGGAAACCTTCCTTTTCTCGAGCTTTTGACAAGTACGCTTCTGCAGCAAATTGAATGCGAGCTGTGTTTCCATATTTGATGAAGAAAATTTCATTCTTGAAAGGATCCAATCCGTATGATGCAGCCTTATGTGCAAAGAGTAAAAACTCCTGATCATTAGCTGTTGGTGCAACTGAATTTCTCATAACCTCGATTACTGCTGGTGCAAATGCTTCTGTGATTTCTGGTGTTAATGATGGTAAATTCTTGGGCATTTATTTTTCCTCACTTTCAATAATTAGTTCTTGTTCTGCAACTACACGACTTAAAATCAGCTGTCCATTAGGCTCTTTAAATTTAGTAATAGATTCAGAGTTATCTACAAAACACGGTGCAATGATTTCGCTTTGTTGAGAAAGTACGTCTCGTAATTCAAGACCTGCTCTGATAGATTCTGAAAGTGATAATTTACGATAATCTTTGCCATCCATTTGAATTTCAAATGTTGGCTTCATGTCACCAGTTGTTTTTACCGTTTCGAATAGTTTGATTGAAAGATTTTCGAACAAACCTTGTACCTTTTCAGCTTGCAGTTCAGCTTCTTTTGCACGGAAATCTTTTATAGCATCAATGATGAAAATGGAATCATTGAGTGATTCAAGCGTTTCTTTTTCACTTGTTTCTGCAGCAACAACTTGTTCTTCCAACGCTTTGAATTGTTTGTGTTTAGAAATTTCATATTCAATCGGATTAATTTTTTCTTGAAGCACTCGTACTTTTTCTAGTTGCTCTGATACGTCAATAAATTCAAGCTTTTTAAGTTCTTCTTCCAATTCTTTTCGTGTGTTCACTACATCTTGGAACTTATCTTTAACTTGTCCTACTCGCTGTTCTTTTTCAGCTTTTACCACTTCAATAGACTCATCTTGCAGAGGTTGTTTACAAACTCTACATGTACCTTGTATTTCTTCCGCCTTTAATGAATCGTACTGTTTTTTGATAAAATCACGATCTTGCATCAACGAATTAATTTGGCTTTGTAAAACTCTAATTCGGCCATTGTTACCTTGAGCCTTGTCAGTCACCTCTTCAATAGCGTTACGCTCTTTCACAAACTGGCTTAATTCTGCTTGTAAGGACTCTAAAGGAACTGTTGGTGCTTGTTGTTCTAATTGTTCTTTTAAGGTCTTCGTACGGCTTTGCGCTGCTATATACTGTTTGTCTAATTTAGTTTTGTTTGAACGATGAATCTTTTCCAAATCATCCAAAGAGTGCTTTTTAACCAATGCTGATAACTTGTCCGACTGTGGTTTCGGTAATTCTTTAAACACTTCTTTATTAGCGGGTGCTGTGGTATATTGCAAAATCATGGAGCGCTGTTTTTCCCAATGCATGGTAAAGAAATAGTTGGGATTAAACAGTGATAAAAACAATTCTTTATCAAATAACTGATCTAGTATTTCACTGAATTCAGTAGCCTTACTAGGCACTTCGTTAATGTAGTATTTTGTTTTGCCTTTTTTTAGTTCACGGCCAAGCAATAAATCTTTTCCGTCAACGTTAAGCAAAAGCGAAGCCATTGTTTCATCTGAATCGAAAGTGACTGGTGTTGGATCTAACTTGCTACCTACAATATCCGTACCGTATAATAACCATGTAATAGATTCCCCAAGGGATGATTTTCCTTGAGCATTGTCACCAAGGATATCCGTTCTCTCGCCAAAGTTAACTGTGATATCCTGGTGGCTTTTGAAATTCTTTAAAACCAATTCTTTAAATTTTATTTGCAATTTCAATTCAACCCTTTCATTGATTTTTACAGGCCACTTTCATGAGGGGCCTTTTTTATTGCCATTTGATTGAGAGTTTATTCCCCAACATAACTTCCACTTTATAACCAGCATTTCGTAGAAGATTAAGGAATACACCTACCATGCTTAACTCTTCCTCTTCCTGAAACTTAAAAATCGTTCTAGAATGACCATTTAAAGCAGCCTGTTCAATTGTCTCAACTAGACGCTTGAATGCCATGCTGTCTACTGATTCTTTCTGAAATGCCTCGTACTTTTCAGAAGAAAGTTGTTTCATATCTTTTGCAGATTGTAATGTGTTCATTGGTTTCACTTTCCTTTCGTTTGTGTTTTAACAAATGCTTGATGGATTAACATAAATCTTTCAATAGATGGTTTAGACAACCATTCTTTAGCTGTTGTTTTCATGTTCATTTCTCCTTTAGATTGACTAGTTATCTCTCACCACTTAACCACTTCAATGCAGATTGAAATGTTTTAAACTCTTCTGTAAAAGCTTCGCCACATTCGTTATCTATCGCCACCCATACTAGTCCATCTTTCATTAGAAACTTACCCTTTGGTTCAAGTGTTTCAATGATGGTATCTGCTTTTTCTTTTGTAATGAGAATTGGCATGTTTAACATTGGGTTACTCCTTTCAATTTGTTTATTGCATTGCTGATCAACGCAAGCCGTTGTTCAATTGGCATTGCTAACCATTCAATTGGCTTAATCTTCATTTGTTTTCTCCTCTCATAGATTGATTGCTAGTTTTGAGTTAGGCATTATTACCAACAAACCATTTTTCAATAGTTTCTCTATGGAATAAAACACGTCCACGAATCTTTTTATGTGGAATTTCTCCTAAACGAGCCATTGTGTAGATAGTTCCAGTAGAAACACCAATTAGTTCTGCAACCTCGTTCACTGTTAATGTGATTTTTTCCAAACTAACACCTCCTGAACATGATTTAAAATCATGGTATACCTACTAAATGTCACGTAATCCTAGAATGTCATCCGCACTTACACCGAAATACTTACAAACCTTAATTAAATAAGGCATAGAAATAGTATTGATATCTTTTTCCCATAAACTAATACTAGTTTGAGATGAGCCGATTTTTTCAGCGAGTTGCTTTTGTGTCATCTTTCCATGCCGCGCTCGCAATTCGGCAATATTCAACATAATAATCACCTCCGTTGTCACTTTCTGTAATAAACTATACAAGATTTTAAATCACATATCAATAGTTTTACATGATTTATAATCATATTTTTATAAAATAATATTAAATTACTATAGAATATTATTGATTTTAAATCACATATTAAATATAATTAATACAAGAAAGGAGGTAAAACCATGAGAACGACAGGTGAAATCATTAAAGAGCTAAGAGAAGCACACGGTTTATCCAAACAACGGCTCGCTGAACTACTAGATTTAAAATCATACACCACTGTTTCAAAATGGGAAGTCGATGAAAATCATCCTAGAGGAAAAGAAATTAAGATGCTTTGTACTTTGTTTAATATCTCAGCAGATTATCTACTTGGCTTAAAAGATGAGAATGTAATACCTTTGTTTAACTATAAGTATATTCCTAGCTCAATTTCCGCTGGATTACCATTAACAGTCGATACTGTAGCGGATTATGAATGTGAAACAATTGCGTTACCGGATAATGTAATGGGGAAATGGGCTAGAAATAAGGATGTATTTTTCCTAAAAGTTAACGGCGATTCTATGAATAAGATCTTTCCGAACGATGCTTTAATTGGTGTTAAAATGATTTCCTTGTCTGAGTTGAATGACAAAGACATTGTTGTCTTTAATTACGACAATGAGTATTCCGTAAAAAGATTTATGAAAAATGAAAGAGCAAACAAATTGATTTTCAGACCGGAATCAAATGATGAAACATTCACTGACATTGTAATTGAAGAAGAACAAAAGGATTTGGTTCAGATTGTAGGCAAGGTTGTAGTATATATAGTAACTGCATAATAAATTTCTAACGTTAGCAATTTAACAGTATAAGAGTAGCTCATTTGCTGCTCTTTTCTTATATCCTCGAAAGGAGAAATCATAGTGGCAAACATTATACAAAGAGGAGAAAATTCATACAGATTCGTGGTTAGTCTACCTAAAAATGCCAAAGGTGAATACCCTAGGAAAACAACAACTTATGTAGTTACTGAAAAAATGTCGCCGAAGAAACTTGAAGAGCATCTAGAACATGAATATTTAAAATTTAAACAAGAGGTACTTTCAGGAAATTATATAAAACCCGAAAAAATGTTGTTTTCAGTTTTTGCTGAGGAGTGGCTAAAGAAATTTGCAGAGAAAGAACTTTCTAGTACTACTTATGCTAATTATGAATCAAAGTTAACAACTAACATCTTACCTGTTATCGGTCATGTGCGTATGGATGAGATAAATACATTGATGTTGCAAACCCTAATGGATGAATTAAAAAGAAAAGACGATAGCTCAACAGAGCTCTCTTTTTATACAAAGTTTGATGTTTATAGAACCCTAAGAAGTATATTTAAATATGCTGTCCAGTGGAATGTATTAGTTAAAAACCCATTAGAAGGTGTCAACAAACCGAAGAATAGAAATAAAAAAGAAGTTAATGCGTATGATCAGAATGAAGTTGCTACTATTTTTAATGCTCTAATTGAGGAACCATTTAAATGGCGTATATTTGCTATGCTAGCTATTGTTGCTGGTATCAGACGTGGGGAGAACTTAGCACTTGAATGGTCAGATATTGATTTTGAAAATAGTAGAATAGACATTCACAAAAGTATTGTTTCGGCTGATGGGAAAACCGAAATCAAAGAAACAAAAACAGACTCATCCAATCGGCTAGTTTCACTTCCAGCTTCTGTTGTGGATGAATTAAGAAAGTATCGTGTGTACTGGGTGCAAGAAAAACTAAAGGCTAAGAATTGGACCGAAAATGAACGTGAATGGTTATTTCATCAACGCAACGGGACATATGTTCATCCCTCTTCAGCTACTCACTGGTGGAATAAGTTCGCTAAAAAATTGGACATTCGGTACATTCGCCTTCATGATCTCCGTCATACTTCTGCTAGCCTACTAATAGCTCAAGGTGTACACGCTAAAATAATATCAGAACGGCTAGGACATGCTAATATTAAAATCACAATGGACACATATGGGCATGTATTACGTTCAGCAGATCAAGCAGCTGCTGATAAATTTGAAATCCTCTTTAAGTCAAAAACAAATGAGAAATAG